AGTTTGAGTGATTGTGAATAATACTTGCTTTTCCATGACTGATTTAATATAAGAATAGAAGGTTAAAAAAAATCAATTTTTTAGATTTGAGAACATTTTACAAATAATTATAAGAATTAATATTCATAGCCAAATAATACAAAATCCTTTTTATACTTATTAAAAACTATATCTTTTAATTCTTTATCAAATATTTCATTATAGTTTTTTTCAGAATTAGACGAAGCATTTATTGTTGGATAATTATTGAAATCAACAATCCCTTTTAAACATTCTATATTTTTTAATTCATCTACAAGATTTTCAAAATGGATAATATGAAAAGTATTATTAATATATTCATGTTGAAAAGAATTATTCCCTTTTATAAATTTAATAAATTCATTTCTGTTAAACACCTGATTATTTTTTCCTTTACTCCAAAAGTAAAATGATAATATTCTATCATATGGATTTCTTACGATTGAAAATTTAAAATAAGAATTTATTTTTTTACCGTAAATATTTTCATAATATGTTATATCATTATGTTTAATATCTTTTCTTGTTTTTTCACAAATAATACATACACCTTGGTTTTCTCCCATACTATTTGTTCTTTGTATTACATCATTGTCTATAAAATCTTTTAAAAAAACGGATAAAGAATTTCCAGATGTTTTTGGAATATGAATAAATATAAATTTTAGTTTATGCGAAATCATATATATTATATGTTATATTAGAAAATAATGAAATGATAAAATACTTACCATAAGTAAAATAGGAGTAGGCTTTATTGAAACATTATCAGTAGCATTATACAAACTGACATTACCTCCAACAATAGGTATATTATAGCGAATACAATCCTTAGTAATATTATCAATTATATCTGAAAAATCTCCCATAGTATCAACAGGGTTTCCAAAATTAAGACAATTTACAATAGCTTTTGGTTCTGCGTTTTCATAATTATATTCATTTAATTCTTTATTATTAATTAAATTTACATATTTTAAGCATTCTTCAACACTTGAGCCCCATGTTATAAGTATGTGTTTGTTTATTTCATAGATATCTAATATAGCAAATGCTTTTTCTTGTTGTGGTCCTTTAATAGTCCTACAACCTATGGTTGTATCATATTGTTCCCATAATTTTTTATTATTTGCTTTTGCAATAACAGGATAATCATCTTTTAATCTATTTTCAGGCCAATCTTCTGTAATAGTTCCAAATTTATACATGTATTCTTCATACAATACTTTTTTATCTTTATTTATGATTTTATATGTTCCTGTATTGTCTACATTTCCAACTACACTATATTCTAAATCCCATTTTTCAAATACTGCAAATACATCACCTACATATTCTTTCTTTACAACTAATAACATTCTTTCTTGAGATTCAGATATGATTCTATCACAAGGATCCATCTCATATTTTGTAGGAATTTTATCTACAAAAAGAGTGCAGCCTAAATTCTGTTTTGTTTTTTCTCTTCCTCGTTGCACTAATTCCAAAGAAGAACATAATAATCCACCAGCTCCCATATCTTGCATTCTTCAACTATTTTTTTTTCTGTAATTTCATTACATGCTTCTAATAACAATTTTTCTAAAAATGGGTCACCTTTTTGAATATTACTTTTCATACTTTCAATATCTATATCACTTGTAAATTCATTTGAAGCCATACAAGCTCCATTCATTCCATCACTTCCAGTTTTACTTCCAACATAAACAAAATAACTATTTTCTTCTAAGGCATTACCATATACAATATTTTCTTTTTTTACTATTCCTATACAACCGACATTTACGAGAGGATTTTTATTATACATCTCACTTCTGTATAGTTCTCCTCCAACATTTGCAACTCCAAAACAGTTTCCATAATCTGATATTCCATTTATTGTGCTTTTTAATAAACGTTCACTATTTTCATCAACACCAAAGCGAAGAAAATCTAAAATAGCAATAGGTCTTGCTCCCATAGTGAAAATATCTCTCAATATTCCTCCAACACCTGTTGCAGCTCCTTGATATGGGTCAATAAAAACTGGATGATTATGGCTTTCTATTCTCAACGCTAAACAATAATCATTACCTATATCAATAATGCCAGCATTTTCTCCTGGACCTTGCACAACATGCTTCCCTTTTGTATATAATTTTTTCAAATATTTCCTTGTGCTTTTATAAGATATATGCTCACTTTCCATTAATTCACTTATTCTATTTTCAAATATCTTTTGATAACTTAATTGAACTTCTGCATATGTTACAATATTTTCAATCATATACTTGATTGATGTGTCAAAAGTTCTCTCTGGGTGAGGCATCATTCCAAAAATTAAATGTTCCTTATCACAAACACCAGCTATTTGTTCTTTTGAACCATTATTATACGCTTCATCTTTATAAGTTAAAAATATTTGATTATTTTTTTTTAGTTTATCTAATTCATTATCAGTTATTTGATAATTGCCATAGGAATTAGCAACTTGTAAATACAAGTCTTCTTTTTTATTTTCTTTGCTATATTTTTCTGTTAATTCGCATTTTACTTGCTTACAAGTGAATTTATTATCTATATTTAATGTTAGTTCTCCTGGTAATAAATTCATTTTGGTCAATATTTGAAATCCATTACATATTCCAAGAATAGGGATTTTATTTTGATATGCTTTTTGTATTATTTTTGTTACTTCAGACTCTAAAGCCATTTGTCCTGGTGATATAATATATTCTCCAGTAGCATTTGTATAATATCTATCTCCAAATGCAAATCCGCCAGGTAATACAAGTAAATCAATATCTTTTAATAATTTATTACTTTTATGCCATATATAAGTAGCATTTGGAAAATAAAGTAAAGTGTCTTTATCGCAGTTAGAACCAGGATAAACTACTATTCCAACTTTCATTATAATAAAATATGATTTTTTATTTATATTATAAAAATAATATATAAGTTTTGTATAAATAAGTATATTGCTTTATGCAGATAATACTTGTTATAGGTTCAGGAGCTAGAGAGCTAAAAGTAATACAAAAATTAACTGAAGATGCTTTAGAAGAAATAAATATTGTATGTATAAAAACACAAGAAAACAGTGAAATTGATAAATACTGCTTAAGAGTAATTTCAATGCAGTTATCAATTAAAGAAACAATGGAAAATATTAAAGAAGACATTCTTTTTTGTATAATTGGACCAGAAGCTCCTTTGAAAGAAGGTTATGCAGATTATTTTGAAAAGAAACAAATACCTTGTATTGGACCTTTACAGTATTACGCACAAATAGAAACAAGTAAGCAGTTTTGTAGGCAGTTTTTATATAATGAAAGAACATTAGAATCTCATTCTCCAAAATATATGGTGATTAATAAAAATACGAAGACTTATGAGTCAATTAAAACAGTGTTTGATAGTTTTGATGAAATAGTGATAAAAAAAGATGGTCTTTGTGGAGGCAAGGGAGTAACAGTTCAAGGATATGATTTTTCTGAAAAAGATGACCAAATAGATTATGTTTTAAATTCAAATGATACATTTGTAATTGAAGAAAAATTAGAAGGAGAAGAATTTTCATTTTTGAGTATCACTGATGGTTATAATAATATTCAACATTTTCCTCCCATTCAAGATAATAAACGATTATTAGATGATGACAAAGGACCTAACACAGGTGGTATGGGTTGTGTAATTGCAGAAAATAATACATTACCATTTTTAGATGAGGAAGATATAGAAATAGCGAAGAGAATTAATACAAAGGTTGTAGAAAAGCTTAATAGATTAAAAGAAGACAATAAATTGTCTATCGGTTATCGTGGAATTTTGTATGGAAGTTATATTAAAACAAAGAATGGAATATATGTAATAGAGTTTAATTGTAGATTTGGTGATCCTGAATGTATAATAGCTTTATCATTACTAGAAAGTAATTTTTATTCTATATGCTTGAATGTAATATCTGGTAATTTAACAAAACCTTTTGATTTTTCTAATGATGCAATGATGTGTGTGTATGCAGTTCCAGAAGATTACCCAAAAGCGAATGAAAATGATAGTTATGATATTTATTTTGATCCAGAGTTAGATTTAAAAGATGTAATTTTTAGTAATGTAAAAATAGAAAATAAGCATATATTGTCTTTGAAATCTAGGACTCTATGTTGTATTGCTCGTGGTAAAGAGTTGTATGATTGTTATACAAGGGTATATAATAATATGAAACTTATAAAGGGTCGTTTATTTTATAGAAAAGATATAGGTCGTAAATTTTTAACAAATTATGAACAATCAGGTGTTTCAATTAAAAATGGAGAACAGGCAATAAAAAATATTAAAAAACATATTTTATCAACTTACAATGAAAATGTATTAAGTGAAGTAGGTTCATTTGGTGGTGAATATAAATTAGGGAATGATGTATTGATAGCAAGTATTGATGGTGTTGGAACTAAATCAATTTTAGCAAAAAGATTTTTTAATGAAGATGCATATTATGAGTTAGGAAAAGATATAGTTGGTCATTCTATTAATGATATTTTAGTGCAAGGTGCATATCCTTTGTTTTTCTTAGATTATTTTGGAGCAAATAGTTTAAATTTAAATGAATTTGAGAACTTTATAAAAGGAGTAACAGACAGTTGTTTGGAATATGGACCATTTCCTATACTTGGAGGCGAAACAGCAGAGATGCCTTTAATATATAATAATGATAAGACGGATTTGATAGGATGTATTATAGGTAAAAAGGACACAAGGTTTTTTCCTAATAAAGTAAAACCAGGTGATATTATTGTTAATTTACCGTCTGTTAGTCCTCATACCAATGGTTATTCATTAATAAACAAATTAGTAGATGAGAACTTAGATGAAGAAATGAAAAGAAAATTCTTAAAAGCGCATAAATGTTATTTACCAGAAGTATTAACATTTATTGAATTGTTTGGGTATGATAAGTTAAATGCAATGTGCCATATAACAGGAGGAGGATTTCGTTCTAATATGAATCGTGTTTTACCTAATAATATGGAAGTAGAACTAGATGAAATAGAGTTACCAGATTGGTGCATATATTTATTAGAAAAGGGAGTATCAAAAGAAGAATTATTAAATGTGTTTAATTGTGGAATAGGATATGTTCTGGTAGTAGATAAGTCAGTTGATTTAGAAAAGTTCAATGTTTCTCATAAAATTATAGGTAAAGTAGTAGATAGTCAAGTAGATAAAATAGAGGATAAAATTATTATCAAAAATAGCAAACGAGAACCTCGTGTTGGAATAATTATGGGAAGTGATAGTGATTTATTATGCATGAAAGATGCAGCTGAAATATTAGATAAATTTAATGTTCCTTATGAAATAACAATTGTATCTGCACATAGAACACCTGAACGAATGTATTCTTATGCAAAAACTGCAGTTGATAGAGGATTACAATGTATAATAGCAGGAGCAGGGGGTGCAGCACATTTACCAGGTATGGTAGCTTCATTAACAAGTTTGCCTGTAATAGGTGTTCCTGTAAAATCAAGTTGTTTATCAGGAAATGATTCTCTATTATCAATAGTGCAAATGCCTAGGGGTATTCCAGTAGCTACAGTAGCGATACATAATGCAACAAATGCAGGACTTTTAGCTTGTCGTATTCTTGGTTCTCAAGATAAATTAATACTCAAAAGAATGAATGAATTTATGAAATCTCAGGAAACAGATGTTTTAATAAAAGCAAAAAGTATGGAAGACTTAGGTCATAAAGAATATTTAAATATTTGGAAATTTTAATTATTGAATTAATTTTTTCATAAGAGTAATTTCTTTTTCTTGTGTTTCAATAATTTCTGCTGCTAATTTTTTGATTTCTGGATTGTCAGTTTTATTATAAATATTATGTGATGTAGTTAATGCGGTGGAATGATGACTAATCATTCTTTTTAACCATTGTTTATCATTAACTTTAAATTGGTTTCTTAATAAAAAGATAGAAATAGAAATAGATAATGCTAAACCAATAAAAAATATGTATTGGTTAAAATGTCCCATAGATAAATAATGAACAATTTGATGAGACCACATCATATTAGAAGCCATTAGTAATCCACCATAAAATAGTGTAAGCGATAAGAATAGATCAGTTTCACGGTAAGCAAGAATATTCATAGGATTGAATAATATACCTACTATAACCATGGTTATAAACATAATAATTTGATGTTTAACAATATTTTGTTCCATCTATAATATTAATATTTATTTTTATTTATGAATATCTATTGAATTAACAAGGTTCATTTGTGCAATAGATTTTTTAAGATTATCTTGTTTTTCCATATTTTGAAACAGATATTCTGTGTTAGGACTCTTTTCATTTTTCTTAATTTGCTTGTATATGTTATGGATATTAGATAGAATAGTTTCAATTTTGTTTTTTTGACTAGTGAGAGGTATTGTAGTATCTACTTTTTCAATAATAAGAGAAATAGCGTAATATAAAAGATATCTTCTTCTTTTAGGAGTAGCTTCTGTAAATTTAATACAAAAAATGTTCTGTAAAGAATGTAATAGTTTGCTTGTAAATGGGTCATCTTTACCAACATAAAGTATAGAATCCCAAACAAGCCATATAGGTTCATTCATAAATTTAGGTTGAACGGGAACTTTTCTAGATTGAATAACACATTTATTTTTTCTTTTTTTACAAATAAGTGAAAATTCAATAAACCATTCAATCCAATAACAGGCTTCTCTAGTATTTTTACTTTGAGGAGATATATGAAACATAAATTCATTAATAGCAATATAAAGTTCTCTAGGGTCTTCGTCTAAAAAGATAGGTTTCGCATATTCATTGTTATTAGCTTTTAGTTTTTCACCAAAAGAGATAAGATCAAATGGTTGTTTTTTTCCAAGTTTAATGAGTTCAAATGCGGGTTTTTTATTAGAAAAACAAAGAAAAGATATAATTTCAGCAAAAATCGTTCTAACTCTATAGTCGTTTCTAACTTCAAGTTCAGAAATAAATTCTCCATTGTTGATAATTTTTTTAAATTGTGTATATCTATTTTCAACATAAATAGATATCTTAGGATTAGCTAAATGAATATGTTTGCTGAGTATAAGTATAATAATTTCCCATACTTCTCCAAAATGACCTGCACAAACGAGCTCTGCACTCCAATAGCATGCTTCTTCAATTTTTTCATTTAATATACTTTTAATTAGAGTATTTCTAACTTCTGTTCTTTTATAATTAGAAAATGAGTATCCTTGAAAATCTGGAGCATTTCTAATATCATTTATTAAATCATTTCCACTCATAAATATATTTTATATATAAAGTAATTTATAAATAAAATAACTATTAAACTAACATGAAATATAAAATTCGTTTTTTTTCAAGTTTTGGTGATGAGAAGCAAGTGAAAGAAGTATTACATAGATTATGTGAAACTAGTAATATGAATAATTATGGAGCGGGTAAAGAAATAGAAGTTACAGATGATGATGATTACAGTCATGTATTTATATTAAATACTGCAATGCCTAATTTAAAAGAAAATTTTCCAAAGGAAAATGTAGTGGGATTAGCATTTGAACCTTATATATTTTTAGGTTTATCTCAAGAATTTATTGATTATGCAGAAAAAAATATAGGAAAATACTTTATTGGCGATAGATCTATATTACCGTCGGTATTTGTGGAACATTATTCATATATGTGGTATTGCACTCCATGTAGAACAATACCCTTTAAAACAAAAAGAATGTCAATAATGGTAAGTGAAAAAGGAGTAACTGAAGGACATATGTATCGTCATATGCTTGTGCAAGGAATATTGAGAGAGGGATTACCAGTAGATATTTATGGTCGTGGTTGTGCGTATTATAAAATAGAAGATGATAGATTAAAAGGAGAATTTGAAGAAGTAGAACCATATAGGGATTATGATTTTCATATTTGTATTGAAAATGTGCAATCAAATCATTATTTTTCAGAAAAAATAGTGAATCCTTTATTAAATGGAACAACTCCAATTTATTTGGGTTGTATGAATATTCAGCAATATTTTGGTAAAATAATAACATTAAGTAAGAATCCAGTTTCAGACTTAGAATTATTAAAGAATATACTAAGAGAACCAATGAAATATAAGAAAAATATAGATCTAGAAAAGATAAAGGATACAGTTTATTTATACAGAAATTTAGACTCTATATTTAAGAAAAGAAATGCATAGGCATAGAACCGGAAACAACAGAGCGAAACGGAGTATTAGTAATTCTTAAGTCCATTTTTTGTGTTTGTGACTTGACATTTGGAACATTAAATTGAATAACATTTACAAAATTGTTACTGATATCAAATTCATATGATAAATTAGATATACTATGAATTCCATTACTTGTTTTTTGAACATATAGAATATAGTCATTTTTATTTACATCTCTAAAAAAGCCATCTGAGAAGTCGTGTTCAACCTTTTTTTCCATTAATGAAACAAATTGTGATCTATCGATTTTTATTTTACATATTTGTGCTCTTTCTTGAATTAAATTGTCTTCATATCCCCATGACCAAAAGTTAGGAAATCCATTTATATATTCAAAGTCAGCTGCATTGATAGAAAAAATACCTCCGAGAGCAATTTTACAGCCATAAAAATGTTTTATTGTCCCTTGTGTAGTTTGGTAGTCAAACATATTTTTTTTTGTAGGAACTGTATCAACATCATTAAATACTAAAGTAATCTTTTTGTAATCATCAGGATATGTATCTTTAACATAAAGAAATCCAATGTTTTTCATTGCTCCTCTATTAAAATCTCTACTATCAGTTTGATGAATAAACAGGTATTTATAATCATCACTGTGAATATCTTCCAAAATGTATTTCATTTTTTCAATAAAAAACTGTTTTTGTTTTTCTCTATTGCGATATGGAATAATGAAAATAAATTTTGGAATCATATATATTATAAAATTTATTTAATTTGTGTAATAATGCGCGGAACAACATTAATGGTTTGTAATTCCTGAGATAGTAATTTATAAGAGTAGGGAACTTCAACTTTTGAAAAGTCTTT